TGGTTTGCTGCCGTGCCAACGTCGTACTGCGAGGCCACCAGATACTGGGTGCTGCCACCCGTTTCGCTGATCGTGCCGGCGACTGTGAGTCTGGATGAGTTCGTGTTGGTGGTGGTGCCGATCAGCGTGTTGCCTGCGCTGTCGATGCGCATGCGTTCGGTTAATGTGCCAGACGTGTTGGCAGTCGAGAAAACCAACCGACCGGGAACTATTCCTGTGCTGACCGCTGCATCAACGGTTCCGACAATTGACGCAGCAGAAACAAGCGATGTTCCGTCCGCACCAGACCAGTTGAATGTACCTAATGGGTCACCAGAAGTGACCGCCGTAACAGAGCCAACTGCTGTACCACGCGATTTACCAAAACCAAATACGGATGCGCCCGTGTCGTTTCTGATAGATATAAGCGTTTCAAGCGCAGAACTGACTGCTGTTTCAATCTGGAAGTTGCCCTGACCAAACGAACCAAATGCTCTGCTTGATGTAGCTCCAATCAACAACCGCCCACTAGCATCCAGCGTCATCGCCTGTGTGAAGGTGATTGAGTTACCTGCTGTGCCGGAGGGGGCTGTGTACCACTGATGCTGACCTGTTGCGCTCTGGCGGTAGACCGTCGCAAAGCTTGTGGTCTTGTAGGTATTTTGCGTTAAGCTTACAAACGCATTGTTCCAAACATCGGTTCCACTAGAACTATACGCAATAGCTCCTCCAGTTCCTATATCTTCCGCACGATATGAACTTGACCACGCACTCGGCGTAACGCCCAAGCCAAGGTTGCCTGCGCTGTCGAGGCGCATACGTTCGGTAGGGGAATAAGCAACTCCAGCAGTTAAACCGGAGTTTGTTGCAAATGCGATTGCACCATTAAGTTGTGTAATTTGCGATGCGGTTGTACCAATCGGAATTCTATTTCCACTGATTGAATACGTGGAGCCTTCGTACATACCAAACGCGGTAATGTACTCAAGCATGCCGTATAAATTCCCCCCACCGGTGTAAACGCCGATGCGAATAGCACCGTTTCTAGTTGAGGACGCTGAGAAGAATGTCGTTATATCAAGCAATGTAGCGGGGGCTGTGTTGTTAATCCCCACGTTGCCGGAGGAGTCGATGCGCATTTTTTCTGTAATAGAACCGCCATTAGCCACAGTTCCAAAACTTAAAAATCCAGCGTAATTACCACTAGTTGAATTTTCTTTACCGCCTCTAACCGCTCCAAAAAATGTTGCATTCGATGCGTTATATAACCCTCCTAAACCAAGTACCGCACCCACTCCAGTCGCTTGTGTGTCTGTTGTAATAGCAGATATATTTGCATCATTTCCAGTTACATTAGTATCAGCAACCGCTAATTTTGTAAGAGGGGTGGTCGTCCCAATACCTAAGTTACCGGAGGAGTCGATACGCATAGACTCAACACCGCCCTCGGTAAACGCAATTGTGTCAGCAGCAGGGAAGAATATACCTGTGTTGGTATCGCCTGATGTTGTAATTGCTGGGGCAGATACAGTACCCGCTTGAACAGTAGTTACACCTGTCGCTGACAAGGTTGTAAACGCGCCCGTATTGGCAGTCGTTGCACCCACAGTGCCGTTGATGTTGATCGAGGCTGTACCGGTCAAGTTGGTTACTGTGCCGCTGGAAGGCGTACCTAACGCACCGCCATTAACGACGAACGCACCAGCAGTGCCGACGTTGACGCCAAGAGCGGTTGCAACACCCGTGCCAAAACTCGTAATGCCGGTACCACCGTTGGCTACTGGCAAGGTACCGGTCACATGCGTTGTCAGGCCGATCTTGCCATAGCTTGGCGCTACACCTACGCCACCGGAGATCAGCGCGTTGCCTGTGGCAACATCAGCCAGCTTGGCCAAAGCGGTGGTAGTAGCTGCGTAAAGAAGATCGCCTACCGCATAAGATGCAAAGCCTGTGCCGCCCGATGTGGCAGGCAGTGTCGGTATAGAGTCCAGTGCCGTACCGGAAGAGTTGACGACCACGATCTCATTGGCATTGCCGGTCAGCGTCGGCATCTTGTCAAAGCCGGCTGCGATCGAGTCAAGCTCCGCACGCATGCTGGCCGACGTAGCGGCAGAACCCGTCGTTGGGAAACTCCCGTGGTTGTAAAAATTGTTTGACATTATCGCAATCCTCTACGGGTGGTGTAGTGCAATATCACGCTGTTGATAGTAAAAGGCTGGTAGTAGGGAGAGTCAGATGAGATACGAAGCAAAATGTTTTGCCCAGTACCCTTGATCTCTACGTCTGTCGGTGACAGTGTTTTGCCGTCCCATACAAACAAATCCCAAAAAACCGAATCCCAATAACTCGCTGCAAAATTGTTTTCGTAAGCAACGTTTGCCGATTGGCCAATGTACACGCTCGAATAGCCGAGGTCATAAGCAAACTGAAATTCGCAGTATCCGTTACCGGTTATCTCGAAAGAACCGCGACGATAGCGTTTCAATAGACGCGGCGTGTTCTCTGAATTGTAGTTCAGCTCCATGGCAGCGTTGATACTTTCCCCGTCGAATGACGTACCCACATCAAGTGCGTAAACAAAACCGTTGTTTGAACCGAAAAACATTGTTTCGTTAGTAAACGAATCCTGTGATTCGCAAGCACAAGTAACCGCGTTTGGAAAACGTACAGGCATCGCACCCAACATTTGACCGTTGGCGATCGTTACATACAAGCCGTAACCGTCTGAAAAAAATATACGGTACTGCGCTTTTTCCCGGTTCAAACCACTGGCAGTCAAAAGGTTGCGCCGGACTTGCGTAAAAGGGCGGATGTTCAACGTCACAGCAGCGGTGTCGAAATTACCGTAGCTGAGAGTCGCCTGCAAAGTGATCACGCCGCGATTATCAAACGTATAGGTCTGACCTAAGTTCTGACCGCTGTAAGACTTGGCACCAGCGCCAGTGTTGTAAGGAACAAGATTCCAGTTCGATGAATCTGTGCCGTACAACACGTAGGTGAAATTGTCTGAGTAGATTGCCATCGCACCCGTTGATTGGTCACCGGGCTGAATCACAAAAGCCGTTACGTCTTCAGGCTGGACTATCTCACCCGCGCCCAGAAGAGGCGACCACTGGTAAGGTTCGCCAAGGGCTGAGAACTGGACCGAAGTGCCGAAAGAAAAGAACAAGTGCTGTTTATGAAAAGCAACATGGTTCGGCGTATCAACCGCCATGCCCGTGCTAATCGGCACGTAAACCGTACCGTCAAATTCAAAACCTCGATTGACGTTGTCGCAACCGTAAGACTTGAGCTGCGGATTAGCACCACCAAAATTGCCAAGTACGATTTCGACTCGGCCATTAGGTGCCAGCGTAATAACCGTCTGTGCTGCTACAACGGTTGCTTTATTGGCAGCAAGCACGGTCAGCGTTTCGCCTGCCGTGAAGTTGCCTGTCGCGCTGGCAAAGATCAAACGACCGGCAGCCGTTCCCGCACCCCAGCTTCCGGTCTCAAGCACAACCCTTGTTACCGTAGCAGTTCTGCCGCTGGTAGCGCCCGTAATCACATCACCGTCAAATATTTCAGCCGTGCCGGTGTTAAACGACATCTCGAAACCAAGAGGCACGTTGACCCATCCAGCGGCACTGGAGCCGTAAATTGCCATCGCGGTTCCGCCGACGTTGTTACGCCAAGCGTAAACAGTGCCGCCCAGCTCAAGCACGCCTCGTATCGGACCGCTGCCCGGAACGGCAGTAATCGAAGCCCGATAAACGTCAGCCGAAAGGCCGAGGTATTGCGCTTCCTGACTCGCTGTGAGGCTGCCGGTTGCCGTTATCGACGCAACCGTCCCTTGTGAGACAGTGGCCACCTCAACGTCTTCGCCGATAAGAAAAGCGCCTGTTGCTTGTGTGTAGTAAATGTCCGACCCGTTTACAGCAATCACCGTACCGGACTCACCTGAAGTCCCGCCAACGATGGAGTCGCCGACAGCGATCGTGCCGGTCAAGGTAACCGTTAAAGCGGAATAGGTTGCTGAAGAAGGAGACTGCCGGCCATCATCACGCTCGTATCCTTGGATGCGCGTATAGCCGCCGGTGATTGACGCCTCGAAGTTATAAGCATCACGCGCAACGCCGGCAGGTAATGCCAGCGTCGGGGTGATGAGATCGAGTCCGCCCTTCAGGTAGACCAGATCGTAATTTACTTGAGGCGCTGGCATCGGCATGGCTGCCTCTCCTTACGCCAAAGGCGGTCCGCTGACTGTTGTTGGGAGCTGATCGATGTCAATGCGCGAAGAGAGGCGTTTGTATTCAAACTCACCGCGAGACATGACTTCAGGGGCAGCTTCATAGCCAGCGTAATACATCATTGCCCGGTAAACGATGACCATGTGAAAACGGCTTGGTATAGCTGGCACATCAGCGTCAACTAAAAGCTCAAGCGGCTGAGTGTAATACTCGCCAGTGATCACATAGGGAATGTCGGGTATTGCACCAAAGCCAAGGTTCTTGTGTGGGTCGATAGTGACGACGACAGGGCGCGTATAGGTGTTGCGCATATTGGCGTAGATGTACAGGTTGCGGAACGTGGTCCACTCCATGTAATTCATCAACTGCTCATCCCTGTAGTTTGACCCCACGCTCGAACACCGGAAGCTGTCGCGCTTCCAGTTTCCGAACGTGGCCATGGTCAAACCGGCTTCCACCGGTGTATAGATTTGTTGCAGCGCAACGGTATTGAACTGAAACGGTTCCCGCAAAAACAGCCAGTCTTCCTTGCTCGTTTGGATATCATTCCATGCGGTTTGAATCCATGTGACCATGCGTGCGTTTTCGCTGCCGGCAAGCTGCCCGGCAACGGTCGTCAACGGTGGTCCAGAGACGCCGCACTCAACGCGTAGCTGGTTGACTAGCTGTAGGAAATTCATGCGGGTTCAGCCAATACGTGGTTCAGCCATGCGCGGCCACGGGGGTTTTTGTCTTCCACCAAATCAAATGGATACGACAAGCCGTGACGGGCACGCATCTCGATTTGATCAGGAGCCGCTGGGTTGTGTACGTGCTGGCTGTAACGCGTCTCTTTCATGCGTGCCAGAATCTCTACATACTTTCTTTTTACGTCTGTCGGAACGCCACGGATGATTGGTTGATTCATGCCGTTGCAGTTTACGATGACGTGAGGCGATTGGTTTTCGTCAGTCGTCGCATGAACAAGAACAGTGACAACCTCGTTCATGAAAGATTCTTCTGCTGCCAACTCACGAAAATCTTTAACAGCCGCTACAGGTTCGATTGTCGGGGTATCGTCGTTAATCTCGATCCCTGTCATTTTATTTTTACTCATTTGCCATTCTCCTTACGTTGAAATACTAAAAAAGGAAGACCACCGAAGTGGCCTTCCAAAGGGGTCCCTCGGAGAGAGGAGACGGCAACCTTACAGTGCTGCGCCCGGCATAACCGAACAGTCGAAGTAGGTGTCAGTAACACCTGCTGCGCCCAGATCAGTACTACCGGGAGTGAAAGTGGTCGAAGAGTTGGTAACCACTTTGATCAGGCCGACCAGAGCCACGTTAGCGGTGGTCTGTGTAGGCACTGGGCAAGGGTCAGCGGCATCAACCACTGGACCACGGGTGTTGCTGAAGTTGCCGCTGGTGTCGATCCAGACAGCGTACAGAGCTGCGCTGGAAGGAGGAACGGTGCCGGCAGCCGCAGTCATGGCGACGTTGTCGGTAGCGCCTTTGGACTTGAACACACCGTTGATGGTGTAAGCCAAAGTATTGACGGTTTTGTAGGTGTTGGCGTTAGTGCCTTCAGCAAGACCTGCCGCTGTCAGTGACTGAAAGCCACTGTTAATTTGTTCAATATTGTATGACATGGTGTTTCTCCTTAATCTTCAAGAGTCGGGGTGACAGGCGCTGCTGTAGTCGGCGTGACAGCATTATCGTAATCATCGATAAGCTGGTTAACGCTGGCAGTCAGGGCTGCGATATCGGTCAGAATGGCGATCAGCAGGGGACGAATCTCACGCGAGGTGAGAAGGTCCGGTACCTTTGCCATCCGCTGGTTAATACTCTCAGACATGGTGTCTTCCTTTCAGATGGACGCCGGGGCCGTAGCCCCGGCTAATCATTACAGTGCGGTCACACCGGCTTCGATACGTGCCATCCATGCGTCGTTCAGACGTACAGTAGCAAACCATGTCGAAGCACCGACGTAGCCGAACTGGCCCAGTGGGTTGGCGTGGTTAGTCTGCGATGCCTTCAGGACGACAGGCTTGATAGCCTGCATGCCCTTCAGTGCAACCTGACCCCAAGCGTCTTCACCGATAACGATGAACGGATACACGTCAACGTTAGCAGCGCCGACCGACAGCATGCCGTTCAGAGTGCCGGAACCAGAAGCAGCGAAGCTGGTCAGCAAAGGCGAAGAGATGAAACGGAAGTCTTCGCATGCGCCGATCTCGCGATCGTGGATTGGCTTGAACGAACCGTACTCTTCAACGCGGGTGAAGCCGGGCAGGTTACGGATGTCGGACACAGCGTCGGTGTGGCAGAACACGATGTAAGCAGGCTGCACAGCACGGGTGCCAAAGTTCACGCCGGGGGCCAGACGCGAAGTCACGCGACGGCAACGGTTGGACTCCAGAGTACGTGCGGCTTTACGGATAGCGTTCAGGCTGATCGCGGTGTTGACAGCAGAGCGGCTGGAGCCGTTTGCGTAAACAACAGTCGAGCCAGCTTTCAGAACACCGTAGCGGACCAGTTCCATCACTTCGGCCAGAGTCTCGCCAGTCAGCTTGACCATTTCGCCGGGGATGTCGTCTTCGTACAGTTGCTCGACTTTCGAGCTGTACTTGAACAGAACGCCGTACTGTTGCAAAGTGACAGACACGTCTTGGAAAGAAATCGTGTTGCTGTTAGGCGTAACGCCTTCAGCCAGCACGAAGTTCGAAGCAGTGATCTGCGGTGTGCCCTGATAACGTGCCGAGCCTTCAATCGTGGTACCAACAGTCGAAGCACCGAAAGGCAGTGTACGACGGAAGACCAGAGTGTCGGTCGAGTTCATTGGCATCTCGCGCTGGGTACCGAAGTCGCCCAGAACGGTGATGGGTTGTGCATGCTCAAGCATGCCTTGTGCGGCGCGGATTAGGTTACGCGACGCTACGGTTGAGTAATTTTGAATAGCCATTGCTGTTCCTTTATTTGATTAAGTTAAAACCCGCGCTGCGCTCTAGTCTTTTCGCGCTTTGCGGCTTCGTAGTTCCAAAGCTCTTCTGGCGACATGTCGTCCAATGTCTTGGGCGGCGGTGTCTGGCCGGGTCGAGTTGTCGCGGCAGCAGCAAGTCGCTGCCCACGCTCTTGCTTGATATCCGACGCTGAACGCTTCTTCGTTTCGTGGAACAAGTCCAGCATACGAATTGCGTCTCGCGCTGAGTCGCTGTTTGCCAGAGACCGAATTTCCGGCGACTGTACTGTGAACCATTGCGTGAACTCTAAAGTGTTCACGGTGTCCTTCCAGTTCTCGTACTTGCCATCCACACGCGCCTCTTCGATGGCTTGCCTCATCTCTGCTTTGGTCTGGTCAACCTGCTGCTGCACGAATGCGGCAACTTGCTGGGGATCAAGTCCCTGTTGCGGTTGAACGGACCCTAGCTTAGATGCGACATACTCCTCCATCGCTCCAGCCCACTCGGGGAAATCTTCCTTGAGCTGCTCCCACTTCTCTGGGTTTTTGGCTGCATTCGCGATCTGTCCCTGAGACGGAGCTTCTTGCGGGGCAACTTGCTGTTGCGCCACTCGGGCTTGCTGGAACTCACGCTGCATCGCGGCCACACGACCCTCGGCAGTCTTTACATGGTGCAGCAGTTGAGCATTGGCCGTTGCCAGTTCGTCGATTTGAGCAAGCTTCGCTCTCACGGCTTCTGGTAAGCTGGCCAGTGGGTCTTCCGGCTCCTCACTCGGTGCGGCTTCTTCAGCTACGGGTTCATCTTCCAGCAGCGGTTCTTCCGGTGCTGTAGCCATTTGCTGGTTTGCGGACTGATCGTCAGCATCCAGTTTTGCGGCCTCTTCATCCCAAAGCTGTTGTGCTTCCTCCGGTGATAGTTGGTTTTCTTCCACTTTGCTCTCCAATAAAAAAGCCACCTTTCGATGACTTCAAACAACGGTTAAGCGGGATTATTCGTCCGGCTGAACCACCACACCCCGAGTTACCTCATTTGGTAAGTCGAGAAATCTTTTTATGAATCGAATCTCACCCCGCAACAACGCCGTCTCGATGTCGGAGAGATTGACGGCGTCGTTTTTGTCGCGGCATTTGCGAAGCTGCTCTTCAGCCCACTTGCGCATCACATGCCACTCTGGCGAACTAAAATTGATCATAAGAAAAAAGCCAGCGCGAGGCTGGCTTTCAGAAATTTTGGACACAGGGTCTCTGCAAAAATTCTACCTTTTATCATAGGATTTGTGCAACATTTTTGTTTGCATAGCCCTGCATTGCTTTGCAGCGATTTGCCGTATCAGAGCGGCGATTTTGCGTACCGATAGAAGATAGCGGCTGTCACTTTGAAAGCCGAACCCGTACCACCGGCAATTATCGGACGAATAAACGCAGGCATCTCTTGGCAAATATGGTTTGCCGCAGCGGTATAGGCCATGTTGGTCATGCCGCCACGCTGAGTAAGAGGATGCCAGTTCGTGCCGTCGTTCGATCCTTCAAACGTAACTGTCGATCCACTGAACGTGCCGGTGACTTGAATGGTGATATCGGCTGCCGCGTTCAAACCAAACGGTGCCCCAGAGTCACCGGTCGCCATGGCATCCCAAGTAACAAGGGTAGCGCCTGCTGCGGTGTTGCGATCGGTTGTAGGTGTAATGGTTGCCATGTCTGTTTCCTTTAATAGTTGAATGCGCTACTGATCAAACCCGAACCGCCGGTTCGCTCTACGTCTGTCAAAGAAGGCTCGTCAAGCGATTTGAGCTGTGACGCGGTGTAATCTTTGGCCGGGTTAGATTTCGGTTCTTCGGGTGGTTTTTGAGTAAACGCGCCGGGCGCACTCGGCAGATTCCGATAGATGTAATACCCGCCGCCGGGTGCTGCTCCAACAACCCATTTTTTTGCATTTATGTCTGATTGTCGAACTTGCCTGTCGTTAAGTTCAGGATCGTAAAAGTACTCTACCCGACTGCCCATGCCGACGTAAGGGGTGTAAACAACAGGCTTGTTGCCGTATCCCCGTAAATAGTTAGCCGGATACCTATCCATGCCGGTCTTTAGCGCATTGTTGTACGCATCCACTGCGGCGTTATGTTTAGCCGCTGCGCCCCTGTACTTCCGCGCCTCGCGTTGGTATTGACTGACGACATCCTGATAGCCTTCAATCTCACGCTTTAACGCAACAGCGGCCATGGTTTATATCCCCGATCCCATACGCATCTTCAAATCCTGTTCGGCTGCGAACAGCTCTTTGCGGCCACGTTCTTTGATCGCCGTGTCGGCCAATTGCGCCTTGATCTTCTCCAGTGACAGGTTCTGCGCGTTCGACATCTTCAGCATCTCGATCTCACGCGTTAGCTCTAGCTCGGCCATCTTGATCTCAGCTTCCTGCTGCATCTTGACTTGACGTGCTTGAATCTCAGCCATGTCGCCTTCGTTCTGCATCTGCGCACGCTGGAGGTCCGTTTGCGCACGGAGGTTCGCAGCTTCGATCCGTGGATCAGGTGGCGGTGGCTGGTTGGCCATGGCCTTCTGCTGTTCCTTGATCTGCTCGATCTCCTCTTCGGATTTGAATACATCCGTCGGATCGATGTGCTGCGCTTGCAGTGCTTTGCGGAACAGCTTCTCGGTGTCAAGGTACATGCCGTAGATCGGATTCGCGCCAGCGGCAAGCAGGTTCAGGAATGCTTGATTCTGGATGTCACGTATCAGCAAAGCCGATGAGCCGCGTGCGTTGATGCTGAAGTCGCCCTTGACCTCTTCGTCCTCGTTGTACAGCATGTTGTAGTCGTAGTACCGGCGGATGTGCGGACGTGTGACCATGTCGTCGAATTGCTTGACCAGTCTGCGAAGTACCACGTTGGCAGAGTTCATCAGCATCTGCATACCGCCAACGGTATCAGGCGCTGCGCCCTTCTCACCTTGCAGGATGGTCGGCACACCAGTCTCTTGATCGACTAGCTCGGTCGCCATCTTGATGATGCCGGAGAGTTCAGCCTGATGGCTGTTGAATTCGAACGTGGCAAAGGCTTTCGAGACATCGTCCACGTCATCGGTTGCGTACCATATCTTGCGGCTAGATAGCTGCCACTGCTTGTCAGCCGGCTGGATGACGTTGGGCTTCATGACGATCTGAGGACCACTGGATACGCCTGCGTTGTCCATCATCTGACGCCATGCAGCGTTCAGCACCTTCTGCTGTGAGCGCATCAGGTAAGGAATGCCATAGCCCCAGACGCTGTTGGCGACCTTCTCCCAGACGTAGAAGTCATACGGCAGATCGCCGCCTTCCAGTGGGTTCAGGAACGCCTTGACGACGGTGCTGTTGATGATGATCACGCAAGCACTGACGCTCTTCAGCTCATCCTTGTCACCCGCATCGACACCTGCGGCGTCGAGGTCATCATGCTCGACCTCACCCCAGTAGGTCCACATCTCGTACAGGTCACGCGCCACATCACGCTGGTCGTCATCGCGCAGCTCTTCCATGGTGTGCGACCGCTTCGGCCCTTCCTCCAGAACCTTGCGCAATTGCGCCTTCATGAAGCCCGGCTGCTTGGCCAGTTCACGAATCTGCTTTGCGGTGATCTGCTCACGCTCGTAGATGCCCTTGCCGTGGTGGATGTTCTCGCCGCATGCCGGGTCCGGCCACACGTTGTGTGGATCGACACGGAACGAAGCAGGGGCCAGCTCCTCGACGATCTCGATCTGGTGAACCTGCTGCCCTTGCGCATCGGTGTAGGGCTGCCACGCCTTGCGTGTGCGGTTGGTGACGATCGGGCCACGGATGACGCCTGTGCCGAACACGGCTGCGTCGTGAAGCATTTTGCGTAGTTCGCCGTTGTAGTCGCACTCGGTCAACTGGTCTTCGATCTCGCGTTGCATCGCTTCAGCTTTTTTCTTGGCAAGGTTCATCACCTCTCGCGCAATGTCCTTCATGCGCATCGGCTGACCGGCTTGATCGGTGACCTGCTGCGGACCCTGCGGACCCATGGCCATAGAGGCGAGTCCGGTCGGAGCCTCAGGTGCCATGCCCGGCTGTGGTGGTGCCGGGATACCCGGCGGTGCCATGGTGGGCTGTGACGGTGCCATGCCGCCTTGTGGCGGTGGTGCCATGCCGCCCGGTGGCGGTGCCATGCCTTGCTGCTGGCCCATTTGCTGGCCTACGGGTCCGGCATCTGTCGCTGGCCGCTCGTCCTTCAGCATGTTCATCAGGTAGGGGTTTGGTGTTGGCGTGATGCCCCAGTTCCTGTCATCAGTCGGCAGCAGGATGTCGGCAACTCGCGCCTCTGCCGCATTGGTCTTCTGACGTGTCATGCCGATGAAGACGGTCGAGCGGTGGGGCTTGGCCATCTGCGTTGTCACCGGATAGCCCTGCTCGACAGAAGTCATCATCTGACTCGCTGCTTTAGCGATGTTGTCCTTGTTGTTGTACTGGTCTTCGTCCTCAATCCAACGCTTGTCTACGCCATAGCTGTAGCGATCACGAACCCATTCATCGCGCTGCTTGGACAGGGTGCGACCAAAAGCTTGCAGGCGTTCTTCTTTTTTCTCGCGCTCGACTTCGGGATCGATCTCTTCAATCTCTACGTCGATTTGCTGTGGCTGTAGTTCCATCGTGAGTCCTTAATAAACCGTCATCTTGGGCGAGGCATTGGCTGACGCCTGACCGGGTTGAATTCCTTTTTGCGGTTGCAGTTGCATCTGCACTGCTGGCGCAACAGGCGATGCGCTTGAACGCATCTGGCTGGCGATAAGGCCGCCGGTGTTGCCGATTGCCTGACCGTTGTTCTGGATGGCTTGCTGGTTCTGCAAAGTCGAATAGGACGAAGTCAGCGATGGGGCAAGCGGGTTGTCGCTCTTGGGCATGACGTTCTGTGGCGATGTCATGCCGTTCATCATCTGGTTCGACATCTGGTTCGGGTTTAAGCTGTAGGGGTTCATGCCGGCCATTACTTTTTCTCCTTGCGTTTAGCAGCTTCTTCGTCCCACATGCGTTTGTCGTTGGCCCACTTCTCAGGGACGGAGAAGTAACGGTCGCCCATCTTGATAATCGTAGCACCGCGTGCCTTCTCACCCTCTTCGGCTTTGTCCCACGTTTCGTGGCTTTTGCCCTTCAAAACGATATAGCTGTCAGGCGGCAGCTTGTACTTCTGCCGATCCTGTTTGCTGGCACGGGTGACTGAACCCCAGTGCCCTTCATTCTCACCTGTGCCGGTCGGGCCGAGGCCGCCGCGCTTGGCGGTATCGTAATCGTAATCGGAACCTTCGGGATCGAACTTCGGCATCTCAATACCCCATCTCACTGTCAAGTATGCCGAACGACAAAACCGGTGCGTTGCCTCGGGTCATCTTCGTTCTGGCTTCAGCCTCTGATTGCGTCTTAGCGTGACGGCGCATCATCATGGCGTATCGGGTTGCAGACAGCAAGTCGTCGGTCATCTTGACGATCATGCCGTCCTTGCGGTGGTACAGGCGGAACTCCTCGAACCACTCCTCCAGATGAGCGAACACACGCAGGCGATGCGTCTGCATACGTGCCAGCATCTCGGCCACACCGGCCTCGACGCCGTTGCTGCCATCCTCGAATGTGGCGCGGTCCTTCAGCATGGCCAGACCTTGTGCCTTGTACTGGGCAGCAAGCTGTTCGCCGCTACCCTTATCACGTTGCAAGCCGTCATGCGGCCAAGCGACTGGCACCCAGTCGCCGCGTGCCTTGATGCCGGCGGCGTGGATCACGATCGATTGGTCCTTCACCCGGTAGCAGTCGGTCACGTACAGCACATCGGCGTCGCGATCCCATGCCATCCAGACCACAGCGGTCGGGTGGTCGATACCGAAGTCCAGACCAATGATGCGCGGCCAGTGCGGCGGGATCGGGAACGCGGTCACCTTGATCGCGTCTTCGGCGATCGGGAACACACGTCCACTGCCCAGAATCGGGATGCCCTTCGCACGCGCTTCGCGCTCATGCTCCGGGTAGCTGGCGATGATCGCATCGCGCTGCTCTTGCGTGTAATGCTCCGCATCGTTGATCGTCATCGTCGTGACGGTCGAACTTGCAGGCTTGTCCAGCAGGAACCGCTTCACCACCTCAGACATACCGAGCAGTGGCGTGAAGGTCACGAACACCAGACCGCCGGTGGCGTTGGTACGCGTCAAGCCTTCGGAGTAGATCGACAGCGGTGGCTCTTCGTCGAACCAGACGTAGTCAACCGTGTCGGCCTGCCACTTCGTGCGGCCTTGGTCGTAGCTGTTGAACTGAATCACGCTGTCCTCGCCACAGACGTGGCGAACGACAATACTCGACACCGCATCAGCGACCCCGTGCTTCATGCTGGTGTCTCGCAGGTTCGCATGCGGTATCGCACCGGTGCCCCACTCTTCCCTGATCTCTGGTGGGCCTAGCAGCAGACGCTGCACACCCTTGCGAGTCAGTTCAGCAGACTCGGACCCGACCATGCCGCGAGTCGCGTAGGGGAACCGTTTGCCAGTCAACCAGCTCGGGTAGATGCCGGT